CAAATCTGTGTTGGAAAGTCAATTTGATCACACCCTGCTGGTAGCAGAGGACGATCCTGAATTGGCGTTTTACAAAGAGATGGAAAAACGCAAGTTGGCCAAATTAACAATTCTGCCCAAACTGGGCTGCGAAGGCTTGGCAGATCAGCTGTACAAATATGTCAATGGTGTTTACATTCCAGACATGTGGGGTCAAGCTGAATCCAAACGCTTGTGGTGCTATCGGGTTGAAGTGCGCGAGACACAAGCCAACATGGCGTTCCGCGAAGGACATCGTGAGTGGAATGAAGATTTATTTGAATAAGAGAACCCAATGGATTTCAAGTACGATATTGCAATATTGCTGGCCACTCGTGGCCGCACCACAAGCCTTGACCGTAGCATCAAGAGCCTGGTAGAGATGGCCTCAGATATCAGTCGTGTGCAACTGATGTTTGCCTTTGATCACGATGATGATGTAGGATTTGCTTTCTTTGTTGATCAACTACAACCCTGGTTGGATAGTCACAACGTTACATACACTGCTATGAAGTTTGAACGCATGGGCTACGTGAATCTGCACAAGTACAACAATGCCATGGCCAAACAAACCAACTCTCGCTGGTTGGTGATCTGGAATGACGATGCTGTGATGCAAAGTGCTGGCTGGGATGATACAATCATGAGTCATGAAGGCGAGTTCAAACTACTGAGCTTTTGTACTCACAACATGCATCCGTATAGTATCTTTCCTATTGTGCCGCGCAAGTGGTATGAGTTGTTGGGCTATATCAGTCCACATCCCACACAAGATGGTTGGGTAAGTCAACAGGCATACATGTTGGACATTTATCTACGCATACCAGTGAATGTGCTGCATGATCGATTTGACTTGACTGGCAACAACAACGATGACATTTTTAACAATCGTCCCATGTTGGAGGGCAAGCCCTTGGATCCCAACGATTTTCACAGTGTACAAATGATTGATCTTAGACATCAAGACTGCGCCAAACTTGCCATGCACATGCGTAACGTTGGTGCAAGTACTGAGTTCTTTGAAAACATTTTTAAAGGCACACAAGATCCCTGGCAACGACTAGCGGAAAATGACATCAACAGTCAAATGGTGCAATTTGATAATCCGCACAGGCATTTTAAAAAAGTGTAAATACTCAATGACACACAAAATTGCCTGGGTACAGCCCAACTTTCAACAAGGGCCCAAAGAGCTCAATGCTCACTATTTGCCGTATTCAGCAGGTGTAATATGGAGTTATGCTATTGCCGACCCTGAGATCAAGGCCCGCTTTGAACTTACTGAATGGGTATGGCGTAGAGATGAGGTTGAACCTATTGTGGCTCGCTTGGCCAAAAATGACATTGTGGCGTTTAGCACCTATGTGTGGAATCACAACTACAACTATGAGTTGGCTCGCCGAATCAAAGAGATCAACCCTAATATACTGACCGTCTTTGGTGGACCTGAGCCAGCAATCACTGATCCTGAGCTGTTTCGTAAAAATCCTTTTATGGACGTGGTAATCACATTCGAAGGTGAAATTACATTTCGTCGACTGTTGCAAGCCTACGAAAGTCGAGACTTTGCGCATATTCCTGGACTACTGCTGAACCAAGATGGCAAGGCCATAAACACCGGAGAAGCCAAGCGTATCGAAAGTCTTGAAGAAGTGGTCAGCCCGTACCTGGCCGGAGTGTTTGATAAGCTGATTGAAGACAACCCTGGCATCATGTGGCAAGGCACACTAGAGACCAGTCGAGGCTGCCCGTTTGCTTGCACATTCTGCGACTGGGGCAGTCTCACCTACAACAAGGTCAAGAAGTTTGAACTTGAACGTGTGTTTGATGAACTGGAATGGATGGCCCGACGCAACTTTGACTTTATCTCTATTACCGACGCCAACTTTGGCATGTTTGCTGAACGCGATGGCCTGATTGCAGACAAGATCATTGAGTGTCAAGAAAAGTACGGATCACCCCGAACATTCAGTGTGGCTTGGGCCAAGAATCAAAAGAAAGAAGTGGTTGACATTGTTAAAAAACTTCTGGATGCTCGTGGCTTCAACCAAGGCCTAACACTCAGCGTACAAAGTCTGGATCTTGATGTGCTGGAAAACATTCGTCGCAAAAACATGGAAATGAACAAGTTGAACGAAGTGTTTGAGCTGTGTGAGCAACGCAACATTCCCACATATACAGAACTGATCCTGGGCTTGCCTGGAGAAAGTCTTGAGTCCTGGAAAAAGAACTTCTGGACCCTGTTTGAAATGGGCAACCATACCGGCCTCACAGTGTTCCAGGCACAGTTGCTAGAAAACGCTGAGATGAATCTGTTGCAAAAGAAACTGTTCAAGATCACCAGCCAGCCTGTGACTGATTACTTTTCAGGCAGCTACAGCAACGAACACGTGGAAGAAAGTATTGATATCATTACCGGTACCAAAGACATGCCGTTCGATACCATGCTGGATGCACATGTGTTCTCATGGTTTATCAACACCTTCCACATCAATGGTGTGAGCACACTGTTGAGCCGCCTGATGTTCAAGTACAGCAATGTGCCTTACAGTGATTTCTATGATGAACTGTTTGAGTTCATGCAAGGCGACGAATGGTTGCATCGAGAGCAAGAAGAAGTGCGTGAGTATTATCGCGGATGGATGACCACGGGCAAGATCAATCATCCCAACATTGGCATTGAGATTCACGGCTGGAACTTGATTCACAGAACCATCTTGAACATGCACGTGGAAAAGCAATACAACGGAATCTTTGACATGCTAGAAAGGTTCATGGCACGATACAATTTGCCTGTGGACCTGTTGAACAGCATCATGAGATTCCAACGTAGATATTTGGTAGCATATGATGCCATGAACACCTATCCAGAAAATCTCGAACTGGACTACAATATCTGGGAATATCTCAGCTTTGATCATGACCTGGTACATGCACCAACTGTGTATCAACTGGAGTTTCCGGAAGACAAGACCATGAGCTTTTCCAAGTTCCTGGAGTTGTTTTATTTTGCACGGCGCCGAAACTTTGGCAAAGCCATGGTAGAACGAATTGGTCAAGATACAAACGGAGCCCGTCGCGGCGACGGTGCAGCACGAGCTAAAATAGCAGCCTAATGTCAAGACTTTTTGCATTTGGTTGTAGTTTTACCAACTATCGCTGGAGCACCTGGGCTGATTGTTTAGCGCCAGAATTTGACAGTTTTGAAAATTGGGGGCAAGCTGGCGGCGGCAACCATTATATCTTTAACTCAGTTATGGAAGCAGATCAACGGCATCATTTTGGCGCCGGAGATACTGTAATAGTTTGCTGGACCAGCTTTACACGGGATGATAGATATGTAGATGGGCGGTGGCACACGCTGGGCAACATGTTTGCTTGTCCTATCTACAACACAGAATATTTAAAAACACATGTGGACGAACGTGGCTATCTCATGAGAGATCTAGCCTATATCAAGGCAGTTAAAACATTGCTACAAGCACGACCCGAAGTTAATTGGAAATTTTTAAGCATGGTAGAAATCATGGCCAGACCAGCACCAGACGATGATGTTAGTTTGCATCGTGACGTGATGCGATTGTATAGTGATGTGCTAGACAGTGTGTTGCCCGGATATGACAAGACGGTGTTTGCAGGAAATTGGCCCAAACCTGGACCAGACCCGCATCCCAGTCCTGCGGAGCATTTGGCCTATCTGGATGTAGTGTTGCCAGGCTGGGTGACAAAACAATCTACTCGTGTTATAATGCAAGAAGAAAGTATTGATCTAAATAAAGATCCCCACAAGTCGGGAATGACAAAGGTAACAAGACTATGAAATTTAAAGTAAGCGAACTATTTTATTCAGCACAGGGCGAAGGCCGCTATGTTGGCGTGCCGTCCGTATTTTTGCGCATGTTTGGCTGTAATTTTACCTGTTCAGGATTTGGTTGCAAGCCCGGTGAACGATCAACTGGTGCCGATGAGGTGGCCAAGACAGTACACCTGTACAACACATTTGAGGAACTACCCCTGGTGGAAACTGGCTGTGACAGTTATGCATCCTGGCATCCAGCATTCAAACACCTGAGTCCCACATACACCGCAGACCAACTGGTGGCAAAAATGGCTGCACTGTTGCCGCACGGTAACTGGCAACAGCCCAATGGTAATCCTGTGCATTTGGTTATCACAGGTGGCGAACCATTGCTGGGATGGCAACGAGCATACCCTGAACTGCTGGATCAGCTGCACGAACTTGGCCTGCGCCACATTACATTTGAAACCAATGGCACCCAGGAACTCAGCAGAGAATTCAAGCAGTATCTTGCTGCATGGATGGGCGAAATCACATTCAGTGTGAGTCCCAAACTGAGTGTGTCTGGAGAGAAATGGGAAGATGCCATTAAGCCCGATATCATCTGGGATTATGAAACATACGGTGTGACCTATCTCAAGTTTGTGGTGGAAAAGGTCGAAGACTTTGATGAGCTGGACCGTGCTGTGGACGAGTATCGACTGCGTGAGTTTGGTGGCCCTGTTTTTGTCATGCCTGTGGGTGGTGTTGTGAGCGTGTATGATGGTAACAGATTGAATGTAGCTGACGAGGCACTCAAGCGTGGTTACTGGTATAGTCCACGACTTCACGTGGACCTCTGGGGTAATGGATGGGGCAAATAATATGAGACTGTTTGATAAACTGTTTGGATCAAAAAAATCAGCAAAGGTATCACAAGCACCTGTGGTGCCAGTGGTACCCAAAATAAAAGTAGCAACCAAAAGTGAAAAAGAAATTGCCACAGCAGCCGGCGAGCCTTATGTGGCTATCCTCAAGATGGACATTGATCCCAACAACCTGCACCAGGGTAGTTTTGAACTAGACTGGAATGAAATCTTTGTGAGTCGACTGGTCAAGGCTGGCTACATGATCAAGGCCACGGACCAGGATGTTGACATTGTGGATCGTTGGTTCCAGACTGTGTGCCGACATGTTGTAATGGAAACTTGGGAACAAGAACAAGCCATTATCAAGGGTGCAGGACAGTATGTCAACACTCGAGACATTGGCAACGGCAGGACCGAAGTGTCATGATTTTCAATCACATCAAACAACTCAAGGCTGATGGTAAAAAGATTGGCATCACTTTCTCGACTTTTGATATGCTGCATGCAGGTCATATTGCCATGCTGTCAGAAGCCAAGAATCACTGCGATTATTTGATATGTGGCTTGCAAACTGATCCCACAATTGACCGACCCGATACCAAGAACAAGCCTATACAAAGCATTGTGGAACGACAGATTCAGTTAGCAGCTTGTCGCTATGTGGATGAAGTTGTGGTTTATCAAACTGAACAAGATCTTGTTGACCTTCTTTTGATTCTGCCACTTGATGTGCGTGTACTAGGTGTTGAATACGAAGACAAAGATTACACTGGCCGAGACGAATGCTATCATCGTGGTATTGAATGTATCTTTAATCCTAGAGACCACTCATTCTCCAGCAGTAGCCTACGCAAACGAGTGGTTGCTGCCGAAAGTTACAAGGCATTGTCGCAGAAATGATCTTGTTTGCAAATGGCTGTAGTCATACCGCGGCTGCTGAGGCTGTGGTAACTCATGCCTGGGCCGAAGATGATGGCAACATGTACCGGGCCGGACGAGGCCCACATCCGCTAAATCTAGCCGCAAGCTGGTGTACCGTTCTGGGCCAAGAGCTGGATCGTCAAGTGATTTGTGCTGCACAATCAGGTGGCAGCAATGATCGCACAATACGCACCACCAAAGACTGGATCAACCAAAATTCTGACAAACTCCAGAACACATTTATGGTGATACAATGGACCTCCTGGGAAAGGGAAGAGTGGTTTTATCAAGGACAAGAATATCAGGTCAATGCGTCTGGGTGGGACACTGTACACAAAGATCTGCAGGACCGCTATAAACACTATGTGATCAACATAGACTGGACTGTGAAAACTACAGACGCACATCACAAGATCTGGGACATGCATTGCTATCTTAAACAACTGGGCATAGATCATTTGTTTTACAATGCCAACAGCACATTCAGTGATATTGACCTAGTTGATCAGAAATCCTGGGGCAAGCACTATATAAATCCATACATTCGTACCGGCAGCTATGATGCTGTGCTAAGAAACAACGGATTTTCCTATGTCAATCCCAAAACATATCATTTTGGTGCTGATGCCCATTGCTTTTGGGCCAATCATGTGCTACAATACATTAAAGATAACCAACTACTAGGCACCAATGAAATACCTTCTTATTGACACTAGCAACATGTTCTTTCGAGCCCGACATCAAGCACACCGTGCTGCGGACTCCTGGACCAAGCTGGGGTTTGCACTGTATCTAACTCTGATGAGTGCAAACAAGGTTGTGCGGCGTTTTCAAGCTGACCATGTGATATTCTGCCTCGAAGGGCGCAGCTGGCGCAAGGATCACTACAAGCCCTACAAGGCCAATCGTGCTGTGGCCCGTGCTGCCATGAATGATGAACAGGCTGAAGAAGACAAGCTGTTCTGGGAAACCTATGATGAGCTGACTAAATACTTGAGCAACAAGACCAATTGCAGTGTGATCCGCGAGCCCAGGGCCGAAGCAGATGACATCATTGCACGATGGATAGCCCTACACCCCCAAGACGAACACATAGTGGTCAGTTCAGACACAGATTTTGTGCAGCTGATCGCGCCCAATGTCAAACAGTACAACGGTATCACAGATGAGTTGATCACCGTGGATGGAATCTTTGATGTCAAGGGACAACTGATCAAGGACAAAAAAACCAAGCTGCCCAAGACTGTGCCCGATCCTGCTTGGTTGTTGTTTGAAAAATGCATGCGTGGCGATACCAGTGACAATGTGTTCTCAGCGTATCCTGGTGTGCGTACCAAGGGAACCAAGAACAAGACCGGACTGGAAGAAGCGTTTGGCGACATGGGCAAAAAAGGCTATGCCTGGAACAATCTCATGTTGCAACGTTGGACCGACCATAATGGTCAGGAACACAGAGTACTGGATGATTACGAACGCAACCGTGCCTTGATTGATCTCACCGCACAGCCACAAGAGATTAAAGATCTAGTGGATTCTGCCATACGTGCTCAAGTGAGTCACAAAGACGTGGGTCAAGTGGGCAGTTACTTTTTGCGATTCTGTGGCAAGTACGAATTGGTCAAATGCAGTGACTCAGCAGAC